TTACGGGGTAATGCCAACCGCTGCCGCCACTTTGTCGCCACTTGGCAGCGTTGCCAGAGGATTGAAACGGAGCGCCGTTTCCAGATGATCCGGTGCCAGATGTGCGTAACGCATCGTCATTTTTATATCGTGATGTCCGAGAATTTTTTGTAAGGCTAGGATGTTTCCACCCGACATCATGAAGTGCGCTGCAAACGTATGGCGCAGAACGTGTGTGAGTTGACCGCGAGGGAGCACGATAGACGTTTTTTCCATCACGGATAAAAATTGAAAATAGCAGTCTGTGAAGAAATTGAACCCATCAAGCGCCATGATCTCTTCGTAAAGCTCTTTACTGATAGGGATGCTTCTGTTTTTCTTCCCCTTCGTTCTTACAAAGGTAATTCGGTATTTGGTCACCTGTGAACGAGTAAGATTTACGGCTTCTCGCCAGCGTGCGCCTGTGCTTAAGCATATCTTAACTACCAGTGCCAGAATTGGGTCCTGACGTTTGCAATCAGCCAGTAATTCAACAATCTGCTCATGGGTAAGCCATGCCATCTCTTTTTCTGCGATGGTGAATTTTCGCATGTTCTCCAGTGGGTTCGGATACGACCATTCGCCCAGGCGGGATAGTTCGCTAAAAACACTACTAAGATAGCTTTGCTCCAGGTTAATGGTGACCGGGCTTGCTCCTTTCTTCCATTTTTCGCTGAAGTAGATCTCTCCTGTCAGGCGTTTATCTCGATAGTGGGCAAACATTTTAGAGGTGAGATCGGTTGCAAGGGGATTGCCCAGAGCGTCAACTATCAACAGCAATTTGTCATAGACATGCTGCCCAGCTGTCAGAGATTTACCATGTAGTTTGAACCATAGCTCAACCACGTCTTTCAGTGTTCGACGATCCACTGATTCACCCAGCCAGGGCTTTGCTTCGGTTTCTTCCATCGTGTGACGCTCAAAAGCCAGAGCTTCACCTTTGGTGGCGAATTGTTTACGCACACGACGTCCACTACGTCCCGCGGGGTAACATTCGCATAGCCATTTTCCTGTGGTGAGTTTTCGTACTGCCATAAAAAATGCCCTCCAGTGGAGAGCATTTTTACTGTATGTATAACCAGTGTCAATGTATATGAATTAAGATTCATACATTGAGGTTAATTTTATCTTTCTACTTCCCAGCGTAGAGATTGCATTAACATAGCATAAATATTGAACAGGAAAGTTTTTAAAGTTAATACAAGGAACACTGCACTGCTTCCTACGAGTATATATAGTATTTGAACTCCAACAACTTTAGTGCAATGAGAAAACATTAAGGCTCTGAGTAATTTTGTAGCCAATCCATTTTCTTGCCCGAAAAGAAGGACTAAAAGATAGATAACAGACCAAAATATGAAATATATAAATACTCTCATAAATACACCATAAACATATTTTAAGTAACTTATCCCGTATAATGGATGCTTATACTCCATTAATGAAAGGAAAAGTTCAGGTTTATTTATGGTTGCAAATATTGTAAATCCAGTAATTAAAAAACCTAATGTTGTTGTAGTGAATCCGAATACTAAAGGTGTCCATTGTCTAATAGATGAAATTAACTCTGGTGATGAAGATAGACAAAAAGCATTAATAGATAATAATATCACTAACAATAATGTGAAATAAAAGTCAAATGAATTGACCTTTATTTTTTTAGTTAATTTGTAAACATCATGCAAAGATCGCTCTTTGGTCAGATCTTCTGGGTTGAATGTATATTTCATACTATAGCCACCTAGAAATTATTGATGTTAACTTGGAAAAAATTTTAGTATAATCTTCACGTTCTGGAATAATAATATTTCCTTCATCCTTTAATTCTGTGAATGCAGAATACGCCTCTTGAGCAGCTCTTTCCAAATCAGAACTAAGTTGTGGCCTTGATGCTTTTAGAGTAAAACTATCATTATTCCCTGATAGCCTTGCTCCGTGTTCATCTTTACCACTGATAATTACTTTAGAGTTGGCCATTCGGGTTGCACTTGTTGTTTTTTGAATGACGGCCTCAGAATTTAAACCATCTTCATTTTTATTTGTGTATACTAATTGAGCTTTACTACTATTAAGTTCTTCTTTTTCTTGTTCAATTTTCCTCCAGAAGCCATCAAGAGATATATTTTCACTATTTGTTGGCAATAACTCAATTGATAATCTATTAACAACAGAAAAGAGTTCAACAAAATTGCTCAATGATCTTGGGTCTGTTAAGGGGGTAACCCGTAATTTGGGGGCTCCTAGTTTACGATAAATATCTTTTTTATACAGTCGATCAATGTATGATTTTTTCTTTCTAATTCTTTTATTTTTTTTTACTTCGTAATCCACAAAAGAATTATATCGCTGTGCAAGGCAATACTTGCTAGTATTTTCAAATTCTTCTAGGGTAGGGGCTCCAGAAACCTCTTTGCAAAGCATTAATCTGTGCTCATTAAGCATAAGAATAAAAATAGAGCTGGGGTGACTTTCTAGCGTCCTGTGATCTCGAATTAATTGACCATCTTGAAATATTTGATCTCGTTTAAATATGGTCTTTTTTATAATGCGGCCACACAATGCAATTGTTGGAACTATAGGACCAATAAAATCTGAATCTGTAGTATCTAACGTAATAATTTTTGTGTCAGTAAAGAAATATTCTGTATCTTTAAATTTTCTAACGTATTTTTGTGCGAAAAATGAAGGAAAAACAATGCAATCAAAAGCATCTAAGAGAACTTTGTCCTCTCCAAAATTTAAGGTATAGTTTGCAAATTCAATAGTTTTCGTAAAGCTCATTGTTAAACCCTTTTTCTAATTATTCCTTTAACTTTATTATTAAATTCCAAATCTTCTTTATCGCATTCAAAGCTATATTTTGTGTTTTCAACGCGGATGCGATTGTTTGGAAGTTTAAATATGTCTCTAAAAGTAAATTCTCCGTTAATAGATACTAACCATAGACCATCGCTAAGATACTCCTCTTTGCTAATGATATATGAATCATTTGCGGAATTAACTATATAGGGATGTTTTAGATTTTGAGGTAAAATTTCGCTCGAAACGATTAATTCTCTTTGATCAGTAAGTTTGCCGTCACGTAGATCATAGCAGTCTAATGTAAGCAACCCACTTAGCTTTGTTTGATTGGAATGCCCCTTACCAAAAGATAACCACTCGAGAGACACTCCTGTTTCTAAACAGCATTGGATGATCCAGTCTGCCGGAAAAATGTCTCGCATGTATCGTGTAGCTAATGTGCTTTTTGAGATACCAAGGTGATCGGCTAAGGCTTGGCGCGTTTTGTAACCGTAAGCCTTAACAATTCGCTCTATTGCTGCTTTACCCCCTCGAGTGAAATCCATGTGGTTTTCATTATCGAACTTTATCGTGGGGGTGTGAACTTCATTGCAAAATTCATCTGCAGACTGGTTTTCAGCATGCCGTTCTGGCGAAGGAACTGGCACTCCTTCTTCAGCATCTAAACCAAATGCTAACCATTCGATTGATGCGCCAGTTTCCATTGAACATATAACAACCCAATCAGCAGGGAAGGTATCGCGTGCATATCTGTTAGCCATTGTACTTTGTGAAATACCAAGGTGGTTACAGAATGCTTGGCGTGATTTGAAACCATAGGCCATGAGTATTCTCTCAATGACTTTTTGCCCTCCTCGATTCTGCATGACCATGGCTTTCAGATGATCTTCAATATGGCGAAATGTGATTTTATTAGTTGACATATTCTTTATGCGAACCTATTCTCCGTTTTGTGAAGTTTTCGTCACGATTAATACCGGCTCACCACAAGCCAATAGGAGATGTTGCATCATGACCCCTAACATTTCAATAACTCTGAATACGCCGCACGTCACAATTGAGCGTTATAGCGAACTTACTGGTCTTTCTATCGACACAATCAACGATATGCTGGCTGATGGTCGCATCCCTCGTCATCGCCTTCGGAAAGACAAGAAAAGAGAAAAGGTAATGATCAACCTTGCTGCTCTTACCGTTGATGCACTTACTGATTGCAATGTTGTATTCAACTAGTTCCATTTTGGGATACATCAGGGGTGTCGACTATGTTTGATTACCAAGTTTCCAAACATCCACATTTTGATGAAGCCTGTCGTGCATTCGCGCTGCGCCACAACCTGGTGCAACTGGCAGAACGTGCTGGCATGAATGTGCAGATTCTGCGGAACAAGCTGAACCCGGCTCAACCTCATTTATTAACCGCACCAGAAATCTGGCTGCTTACCGATCTGACTGAAGATTCAACGCTGGTAGATGGTTTTCTGGCTCAGATTCACTGCCTGCCATGCGTACCGATTAATGAGGTGGCAAAAGAGAAACTGCCACATTACGTCATGAGTGCAACCGCAGAGATCGGGCGTGTTGCTGCAGGTGCGGTATCTGGCGATGTAAAAACCAGTGCAGGTCGTCGTGATGCTATCAGCAGCATTAACTCTGTAACACGACTGATGGCGCTGGCCGCTGTTTCATTGCAGGCCCGTTTACAGACTAATCCTGCGATGGCGAGTGCAGTTGATACCGTGACTGGCCTCGGTGCTTCATTCGGTTTGCTGTGAGGTGCTTATGCTTACGAAAGAACCATCATTTGCATCGCTGCTGGTAAAACAAAGCCCGGCAATGCACTACGGTCACGGCTGGATCATGGGTGAGGATGGTAAACGCTGGCATCCGTGTCATTCACAAGATGAATTGCTGTCTGAATTGACCACGGGGAAACGGAGAAAGTCAAAATGTATGCAGCGGAAAGTGAAGTGGTTTATCAGTTTCGTTACAGAGGGGAGAGTTATTCAGTACCTGAAGATGATTTGCTCTGTTGTTATCCGTCGTTGTCGGGCGATGGCAGTTACTTTTTCACGCTAAAGGATGGGACGTTTTTACGGGGAGAGCAGGTTAAAGAAACGATACGAAAAAATGTATCTCCTCTCGAACGTTACCGTAAGAACAAAGAACAATAGTTGCGTTTTGGGGATATGAATTATGGCAATTAATGGCGCTGCAGCGACTGTTCCATTAAGCCCCGGTGAACGCCTGAATGGACTTAATCATATTGCGGAGTTAAGAGCGAAAGTATTTGGCCTTAATATTGAGTCAGAGCTTGAGCGGTTTATTAAAGATATGCGTGATCCACGGGATATCAATAATGAACAAAATAAACGGGCACTGGCTGCCATATTCTTTATGGCAAAAATTCCAGCTGAACGTCATAGCATCAGCATTAATGAGCTGACCACTGACGAAAAGCGGGAGTTGATTAAAGCAATGAATCATTTTCGTGCAGTGGTGAGCTTATTTCCCAGACGGCTAACCATGCCGAATTAACCAACTAATGAAATTAATGGCGTAAACCCGCCGGGCATCCCTTTATCTAAATTCAGGAGAATTGATTATGCGTCATATTGAAACCCTCTCGACTAAAACCGGACCGGATGACGCAGGGCTTAATATTTTACTGACAGAGGCTCGTCTGGAAGAACGCCGGGCAAGGGCTGAAGCAATGGCAGCTCGCCTTGATAGCCTGGCGTGTCATATCACATCCCGCCAGCTAAACCACGTCGAAGCGGCAGAACTGCTGCGTGTAACTGCTGAAGCAATCCAGAACGAAGCGCAGGAGATCCACTAATGGCTGATGCAATGGATCTCGTACAGCAGCGCGTTGAAGAAGAACGCCAGCGCCATATTCGTGCTGCCCGTGCCAAAACACCGGGCGTGTCTCGCGTGCTTTGTATTGAATGTGAAGCGCCAATTCCGCCAGCACGACGCCGCGCCATTCCGGGAGTGCAGCTTTGCATTACCTGCCAGGAAATCGTAGAGCTGAAAGGCAAACATTACAACGGAGGTGCTGTATGACAAGGGCAGTGCGTATCCATCAATTAAAAATTGCACCTAAGTATTTCAACGCTGTGGTTGCAGGTCAAAAGACGGCTGAACTTCGTAAAGACGATCGTGGCTATAAAGTTGGTGATGTTCTTTCTCTTTGCGAGTGGAAGCATGGCGTATTTACGGGTAGGGAATGGGCCGCTGTTATCTCTCATGTGCTTCCGGTTAATGACGTCATGGCAGTTTCAGAACAATGGGTGATGCTATCAATTCGCCCATTAACCCCATTAGAAGCTTTAGGATATGTTATTGCAGGAGGTGCTGTATGAGCACCATCCTGAAATGGGCGGGTAATAAAACTACCATTATGTCCGAACTGAAAAAACATCTTCCTGCTGGCCCGCGACTGGTTGAACCTTTCGCGGGTTCCTGTGCTGTGATGATGGAGACGGATTACCCCAGCTATCTTGTTGCGGATATTAATCCTGATTTAATCAACCTCTATAAAAAGGTTGCTGCTGATTGTGAATCGTTTATATCTCGCGCCAGAGTTTTATTTGAGATCGCAAACAGGGAGGTGGCTTATTACAACATAAGGCAGGAGTTTAATTACTCAACTGAAATTACTGATTTCATGAAAGCGGTATATTTCCTGTATCTCAATCGTCACGGTTACCGTGGTTTATGTCGCTATAACAAGAGCGGGCATTTCAACATTCCCTACGGTAATTATAAAAATCCGTATTTCCCTGAAAAAGAAATTCGCGCATTTGCAGAAAAGGCCCAGCGAGCAACGTTTATCTGCGCCAGCTTTGATGAAACGCTGGCGATGTTGAAGGCGGGGGATGTGGTGTATTGCGATCCGCCGTATGACGGTACGTTTTCCGGCTATCACACTGATGGTTTCACTGAAGATGACCAGTATCACCTGGCATCCGTTCTTGAACATCGGTCATCAGAAGGACATCCGGTCATTGTTTCTAACAGTGACACATCCCTGATCCGTTCGCTGTATCGCAATTTTACTCACCACTACATCAAGGCAAAACGCAGCATCGGCGTAGCAGCTGGTGAGAGTAAATCTGCAACAGAAATCATCGCTGTTTCTGGGGCACGCTGCTGGGTGGGATTTGATTCTTCGCGTGGCGTGGATAGTTCTGCCGTGTACGGAGTGCGTGCATGAGCCATGCTGATATGAACAACTGCAGCGGCTTTAACGAGGCCGCCGCAGCATTCTCATGGAACAGCCCGAAAAAGGCTATTAACCCTTATCTGGACCCGGCGTTAGTTGCGCCGGTTTCTGCGCTTTCAAACCTGATCACTCTGTACGCTGCCGATAACGAGCAGGAACAACTGCGCCGCGAGGCACTGAGTGATCAGGTCTGGGAGCGTTATTTCTTTAATGAATCCCGTGATCCTGTCCAGCGCGAAATGGAGCAGGATAAGCTTATTAGCCGGGCAAAGCTGGCGCATGAGCAGCAGCGTTTTAATCCGGACATGGTCATACTGGCGGACGTTAACGCCCAGCCTTCCCATATCAGCAAGCCGCTGATGCAACGTATTGAATACTTCAGCAGCCTGGGCAGGCCAAAGGCTTATTCCCGCTATTTGCGTGAGACGATTAAGCCATGTCTGGAACGACTGGAGCATGTACGCGACAGTCAGCTATCCACTTCTTTTCGCTTTATGGCAAGCCATGAAGGGCTGGACGGTCTGCTGATCTTGCCTGAAATGAGTCAGGATCAGGTGAAACGCCTGTCTACTCTTGTCGCTGCGCATATGAGTATGTGTCTTGATGCCGCTTGTGGTGATTTGTACGCCACCGATGATGTTAAGCCAGAAGAAATCCGCAAGACATGGGAAAAGGTGGCAGCAGAAACCCTGCGACTGGATGTCATACCGCCTGCGTTTGAGCAACTCCGCCGGAAAAGAAACCGCCGTAAACCCGTGCCCTATGAACTCATTCCGGGTTCGCTGGCGCGTATGTTGTGCGCCGATTGGTGGTACCGGAAATTATGGAAGATGCGTTGCGAATGGCGGGAAGAGCAGTTGCGTGCTGTTTGCCTGGTCAGCAAAAAAGCATCTCCCTATGTCAGCTATGAAGCCGTGATGCATAAACGTGAGCAGCGCCGTAAGTCGCTGGAGTTTTTCCGTTCTCATGAACTGGTGAACGAAGACGGCGACACGCTGGACATGGAGGATGTGGTAAACGCCAGCAGCAGCAACCCTGCGCATCGCCGCAATGAGATGATGGCCTGTGTTAAAGGTCTGGAGCTTATCGCGGAAATGCGCGGTGACTGCGCCGTTTTCTACACCATCACCTGTCCGTCACGTTTCCATTCCACGCTAAATAACGGCAGGCCCAACCCGACCTGGACAAATGCGACGGTACCCGCCGTGAAAAATCGTGGCATAAGACCACCGTCGGGGAAGTGGTGAAGGAAATAGCCTCGCGGCATAAGCTGAAGATGGCACTGGGTAAAGAGCTGTCGGATAAGCTCGTAGAGCATATAGACCAGACTAATGAGAGTGACGGTAGTTTTCTGATGCGGCTGGCGCGACAGTACGGTGCCATCGCGTCGGTGAAAAATGGCAATCTGTTATTCATCCGGCAGGGGCAGGGCAAAAGCGCCACTGGTAAACCACTGCCGGTGATCACTATCACACGCAAGGACGGCGACAGTCACCGCTTTACCCTGGCAGATCGCGGAGCCTACACGGGCGTAATTGCCAGCTGGTTGCATACCCGCGAACCCGTGAAGAAAGAAAGCACCACGGTGAAGCGTAAGCGCAGGACTAAGAAGCAGAAGAAAGAGCCGGAAGCGAAGCAGGGCGATTACCTGGTGGGTACAGATGAAAACGTGCTGGTACTTAATCGCACCTATGCCAACCGGAGCAATGCCGAACGGGCGGCGAAAATGCAGTGGGAACGCCTGCAACGTGGCGTTGCGTCATTCTCGCTACAACTGGCGGAAGGTCGGGCAGATCTCTACACGGAAATGCCTGTGAAGGTCAGCGGCTTTAAACAGCCGATAGATGATGCGGAATGGACCATTACGACTCTGACACATACCGCCAGCCCGGATAACGGTTTTACGACCAGTCTGGAGCTTGAAGTGAGGATTGATGATTTCGAAATGGAATGATTCTTCGCAATGGAGAACTTTTAAGTTTGCAAAATGGAATAATGCGGTATCATTATTGTGAATTTAGCAAAAATGGGGAGAACTCGAAAAATGATGATTTGCCCACTGTGTGGAAGTGCCGCCCATACTCGCAGCAGTTTTCAGGTATCTTCATTGACCAAAGAGCGTTACAACCAGTGCCAGAACATTAACTGCAGCCATACTTTTGTTACCCATGAAACTTTTGTTCGTTCGATTGCAACGCCAAAAGAGTCAAATCCGGTTCAGCCGCATCCAATGAAATCAGGACAGGTGGCGCTCTCTCTTTGACGCTGCCGCCATTTTGTCGCCATCGTTAAAAAACAGTGCTTCTAATAACATGATTTTAAAAGGCATAAATTTCAGGCAACAAAAAACCCATCAACCTTGAACCGAAATGGCGGGGTTGATGGGCTCCACAAAATGGGGACATCAAAGAAAAGCAGTGGCACTAATTAAGACTGATGCCCTGCGGAAAAGTTCTGCGGTTGTGCAAAAAAATTTCATTTTCAGGGCAACTTCAGTTTTATCCTAATCCTGGCCATACCATGACGATGATTGTCCCTGCCAGCGTCAGCAGGACGTTGGCGATTGCGTAGGTGCCCGCATAGCCCAGCGCAGGGATGTTACTGCGAGCTGTATCACTGATGATCTCCATTGCCGGCGCGCAGGTGCGTGCGCCCATCATTGCGCCGAACAACAGTGCGCGGTTCATTCGCAATACATAAGCACCGAACAAGAAACAGATAACCACGGGCACAAGACTGACAATTAATCCGGCAATCAACATCTGACCGCCAATCGCGCCCAGGCCGTTATTAATACCGCTACCGGCGCTCAGACCAACGCCTGCCATAAACACCATCAAGCCGAACTCTTTCACCATGCTTAATGCACCTTGCGGAATGTAACCGAAGGTCGGGTGATTAGCACGCATAAAGCCCAGCATAATTCCGGCGAATAACAACCCGGCAGCGTTCCCCATGCCGAAACTGAATGTGCTGAACTGGAAGGTGATCATCCCGATCATCAGCCCAATAACAAAGAAGGCGCAAAATGCCAGCAGGTCAGTGACCTGGCTGTGAATCGAGATAAAGCCGATGCGATCGGCGATGGTTTTTACGCGACGGGCATCACCGCTGACTTGTAAAACGTCACCTTTGTTAAGCACGACGTTGTCATCTATCGGCATCTCAATCTGGCTACGAATGACGCGGTTAAGGAAGCAACCGTGATCGGTCAACTTCAGTTGTGCGAGACGTTTACCTACAGCGTTATGGTTTTTAACGACCACTTCTTCAGTGACGATACGCATGTCGAGAAGGTCACGATCGAAAACTTCTTTACCGTTACGGAAGCTGGGATCGAGTCGGGCATGGGCGTCGGGATAGCCTACCAACGCTATTTCATCGCCCATTTGTAGCACGGCATCACCGTCTGGATTTGCCAGAATCCCGTTACGTCGAATACGTTCAATGTAGCAGCCGGTTTGTCGATAAATACCCAGTTCACGCAGATTTTTGCCGTCGGTCCAGGCCACCAGCTCCGGGCCGACGCGATAGGCGCGGATCACCGGTAAATAAACCTTACGGTTGGCATCAGTGTCCAGGCCACGTTCGCGGGCGATTTGCTGGGCGCTGGTCTGTAAGTCCTGATGCTGCAATTTCGGCAAGTAACGCGCACCAACAATCAAACTCACCAGACCGATTAAATAGGTTAAGGCATACCCGAGGCTCAGATTATCCAGTGCCAGTGAGAGCTGCCTGCTTTCCATGCCGGAATGACGCAGTGTATCGCCAGCACCGACCAGAACCGGTGTCGACGTCATAGAGCCTGCTAACATACCGGCCGTCAGGCCAATATCCCAGCCAAACAGCTTACCTAACCCTAAGGCGATCACCAGCGCACTGCCAACCATCACCAGTGCTAACATTAGGTAATTTTTCCCATCGCGAAAAAAAATGGAAAAAAAGTTCGGTCCGGCTTCAACCCCAACACAGAAAATAAACAGCATAAAGCCAAGATTAAGCGCATCGGTGTTAATGCTGAAATGATGTTGGCCTAATAACAGCGATACGACTAAAACGCCAATGGAATTACCCAGTTGGATCGAACCAAGTCGTAACTTTCCGAGACATAGCCCAAGCGCGAGGACCACAAATAATAACAGAATGTAATTCCCATTTAACAATTCGGCGACGTTTATATTCACGGAGGCTAACTTCTTGTTTACTAGTAAGCTGTTGAAAGAAATGGTAATTTACGATAATGTTTTTTACCAGAATTCAGGGCGCAGATTCATTCAGCGCACCTAAACGATAGTAAAGTAACAATATATTTTACTAGTGTAATCACATTAGGTATCAACGGCTATATGAATTGCGTTGGCCTATATTAGCATGGAATGCGAAGCGGCTTTATCTTACTGAACGCCACACTGGCGAAAAATGTGTTCGATAGACGCAGTGTCAGGAGGAACGAGTGAAACATAAACAACGTTGGGCGGGGGCAATCTGCTGTTTTGTCCTCTTCATTGTGGTGTGCCTTTTTCTGGCGACGCACATGAAAGGCGCTTTTCGGGCTGCCGGGCATCCTGAAATCGGCTTGCTGTTTTTCATTCTTCCTGGAGCAGTTGCCAGTTTCTTTTCACAGCGTAGAGAAGTCCTGAAACCTCTGTTTGGCGCAATGCTGGCGGCACCCTGTTCAATGCTTATTATGCGGCTGTTTTTTTCACCGACCCGCTCATTCTGGCAAGAGCTGGCATGGTTACTAAGCGCGGTGTTCTGGTGTGCGCTGGGGGCACTGTGTTTCTTATTTATCAGTAGTTTGTTTAAACCACAGCACAGAAAAAATCAGTAAAGCCCTCAACGTGAGGGCTTGTCAGACGATCAGGCGTCCAGATTTTCTTTCACCCATGCAGCAAAATCGGTATAGCCGCCGATATGTTGCTGATCGACAAAAATCTGCGGCACGGTTTCTACGGGTTTACCTGCCTTTTGTTGTAGATCTTCTTTAGTGATCCCTTCCGCACGAATATCAACATACTGATACTGAAAATCATCGCGTTCATTGCTCAATTTCTCAGCCAGATCTTTTGCACGCACACAGTAAGGGCAACCCGGACGACCAAAAATAACGGTTTGCAT